TGAGTAGTTCTACCGTGGTGTTTGCCCCTACTGCTTTGACGTTAAACACACTAAATACTGCCGAAGCAGAATCGGTGATGGTTACGGTTATGGTGTCAGCGTTGCCTGAGTCCTCAGACACAAGAATAGACTTGATGATCGCTGTCGTAGCTGTTGGGCATGTGTACAGCGTAGTCGCAGTAGTGGCAGTTAAGTCTACCTTTGCGTTTTTGTACTGATTAGCCACTAACCTAAAAACCAAGCAGTAGCTTGTGCAGCGGGAGACATCGAAGCATCTCGTATGCCTTTATCAAGCTGGTTAAAGTAGATACGTAATGCGTTGTTCATTTGATTAAACGCCTGCACGTTATAGTCATTTGGCGGATCTGGAAGAACCGGGGCTTTGAAGTCTATGTTATAACTTGTTTTGTCCACAGCCATTACCGTCTCCCGTCAGGCCGCATCTCTAGTCTAGGAGAACCTAGCTGCCACTTTACTCCAAGATCGCTAGATTCTATCTTCATTGCTAGCTGTCTGCCACGTACTCGTAAGTCGAGTCTAGAAGTAAACGCTTCAATAGGCGCGGTAGCGGTTCTAGTTATAGAGCCTGTGTTTGTGCCCCCCTCAGAAGCAGGTGAGTTACGTCCAGATCCCGAATTTTGCGCTGCAAATAACGACATAGTAGCACTAGGGCTATCTACAGTAGACCCATCAAATGTAACGTCTGGATACACTTTTTGAATAAACGCAAACTTGTGACCGTCATCTAAGTCAAACTGAGCAGAAGATATGAAAGAACTTATGCCCGTAGCTGTGCCAGTTTCATTGTCATCAATACCATCTTCGTGGTTTACGACGTTGTTGTTATACGTAGCTGCCATAGGAAAATCACGTATACCGGAGTCAATCCACGCAGTCCTAGCTAGATTGCCGTAGTACCAGATATTCTGTTCATAGTTGTAGATAACGTAGCGATCTATTGCCGTGGCACTGCTAGAACAGTAATACCACCATACTTCACTAAACCCTTCGTTTGTGCCCGCGAATACTTGGTCGTACTGTTCTGTATTAAAGTCGTTAAATACATAGCGTTTTAGAGTGCATGGCAGTGTCTGCACACGGCCATCATATCGGTAGAACCCACCTACACCCATCCAATACGCCACACCATTTGCATACGCAACGGCTCTAGAGGAAGCAATAGACAGGTTTTCTCCTACTGTCTGAGCACCCCATACTGCGGGAGCACCCACGTACTGCAATGCGTACAATGCCGAATCAGTCCATATAAGTATTTCTTGTCTTGCTTGCGTGGCCGTTATTATCTCTGATCCTTTAGAAAGTCTAAGATCGCCAGCTTGATTTGATGCTGATGGTGTCCAGTTAACAACACTTTCTTGATCTGACCAACGCAGTAATAAAGGGTCTAGGTCGCTACTACCCAAAGGGTTTGTACCAAAACAAAACACAAATCGGTTATCTGAAACAAGCAACGTATTTACTTTAGTTGGTACATTAGACGCGCCGCTCTCACTTGACACTAGGACTCCACGAGTTGTTAGCGCATCAGTAGCATCCCAAAAGAACAAACTACCGCCGCGAGGAGCAAATACTAAGTCTTCACCAAAATTAGATTGTGTCCATAACCGTAGCGCATCAGTAGACGTTACACCCACACCCCACGTACCAAGTCCCCAACCAGCAGCGCCCCAACCGACTAAGGTTTCTGCAACAGCGGGGCCAGTGTTTATTTGGTAGGTAGCAGTTACCGACCCACCACCCGTAGCAGATGAAGATGCGGCGGAGCTAGCCGTTATGGTGTACGTATTACCTGTTAAATATGTTATTTGGAACTCACCGTTTAGGGTAAGCCCTCCCACCGCAGAAGCACCGCTAAACGTGACGAAATCGCCGTTTATATAACCCCCAGCAGCGTCTGTAACTGTAACTGTGGTAGACCCATCTACAGTGGTGAAAGGGTCTGTAAGCGACACAGCGGCTCGTATAGGCGTAATGTCGTAATACGTTCCACCTTGTTCTATGTAAAATTTAAGATTAGTACCTACACCAAGTAGCTTTTGACTACCTAGTGTGACCCAAGAGAACAAAGATCGGCACACACCTAAGAAAGAGTTAGTAGATATGCGATTCCACCCACCTATTTTCTCTGGCATACCTGCCCTAAACCGCACTTTGTCGCAATCGTACCAGCCCCCCTCGCTTGTATACCGGGTGTTTTCTCGGTCTACCCCCGGCTTAAATACCATTTTTTGTAGTGGCATTACTGATACTCCCCTGTGCGTATCATTTCAGTGACTTCTACGGCACGATTGCCCACCTGCTGGCTCCAGCGGCTGTCCATAAATTCATCGGCTGCTATGTCAAACTGCTCGCGGGACATAGCCTCAACAGCTTTGACAAACCCTCGTAGTCTTGTAATACCAAGGTTGAAGCATATGTCGATCATAGCGTCCTGACGCGCTTCGTTGAGTGCTGCAAACCAAAAGTAAGTGTCTTCTAGTTCTTCACGCACACGGTTAACGTCGTTGTTCAAAAGGTATTCTATCTCATCTTCAGACAAGCCCAGACCTGACTCGGCTATATTTCTGCCAACCGCAATGGTTTCGTAACCAGCGGAGCACAGGTACACATGACTTCGCACGCCCTCGTGCCGTTTCAACATATCAATCAATTGATCTGACATTTATTTCTCCCGGCTTACGCCTTGTACCTTTTCATAGGATCTCATTGCGCCGAGACCCAACATCCCCATCATAACGGGGACGAGCAGCGTAGTGTCTATTTCTGGCACCTCTACCCAGATGCCCAGTATATTAGAAAGGATGGTGTTGTAAAAAAGCCCTAGCGCACACACCCACCCGATACAAGGTCGCCATCCAGCGACAAACAAAGACTTAGAAGCAGCCTCAACCTTGTTGACCTCTAGCTGCCCCTTGGCTAGTTCATTCGCATGTCGCTCTGCAAGAGTGCTCAACTCAAAGGCGATACGATTCTTCTCGTCTTTGTCCTCAATTACCTTGTCTAATAGCTGAGTAGCTGGGCCAATAATTGATCCGAGTATGCTCATCGTTTCGCCATGTACGCTGTCGCGCCAAAGTATAGTCCTACAATGCTCGCTTGACTAAGAAACAGCATGTCGCTTAGAGAAGCCATAGTGGACAGACGGGACTCAGGGATAAATGGCATAAGTGGTAATACAGCGTAAACCACCATACTGCCAAGACTAACCCAAGCCATTCGGCGTTGACTATCTGCTTTCTCTTCACGCAGTTCGATCTCAACAAGCTCTTGATTTCGTGCCAATTCTTCATCGCTCACGACCCCATCTCCATCTAGGTCGTACTGAGCATACCGCGATTTAGGCTCTAATTTCTTAGGACTCATTCTGTCTCCGAACGCTTAGGGTCGCGGAATATGATTTTCGTTCCAGCGTCCGATTGCGGTATTTCTCGAATAGCGCAGTACGTTGTGAAATACCTGTTGTTACCTAATAGCTTATTGATGTTGCCCGTATCTTGTGCGTTTAACGCCTGACTGTACTCAATGCACGAAGTCAACTCCACAAAGTAGAACTCTTGGCCGGTAGGTTGTCCACGCTCAAGCACAATTAAAACAAAGACCATCATTGTCATGCTTGAAGATCCAAATAGTCTTGCCGTGACACTTTAATTATCGAGGTATGTATTTCTCCGCTGCGGTATTCGTATACAAACTCGCTATAGCGAGTGATTGCTGCTATCTCTTTTGTAGAATTACGCGAAATGGAATCGACCCTGTAAGCATCGCGCAACTTATCAATTCCGTAATACGGGACATTCACGCTATTGGGAAACGGCGGTATTTCCATCATAGCCTGCGCTTTTTCTTGACCGCTTGAGTTCTGACGGCCTGTGGCTTCATCAAGTCCCAAGTAAGAAGCTCGACATCAAGTTGATGTGCGGTTCCGAGAACGCGAGACATCGTGTTCTGAACGTAGATCATTGCCCCATAACCACACTGTTGATGGTTGTAACGCATCCACTGCATAGCGATACAATGCCGATACGAGGGAGGATTGACTAGCTCTAACATGCGCCACTCTCTCAAATCACAGAATAGATTTGGGTTGGCGGGGTCATACTCTAATTCTGCTTGAGCATTATCTCTATTAGCTGTTGAAGCTTCTGGTCGCTGGCTTTGGCTGTCTCGGACTGCTCCGCCAATGAATCCACGATAGCTTCTATTTTGCTTGCATTCACTGCTGCTAACTTTCCCGTTGCTTGCTGTTCCTCTACCACATCAACAACTGCGGCCTCAATGCGATCCACTTCTTCTTGCGTGGCCTGCGCCTGTGCTTGTGATGCTCCCCACACCATTGCACCAGAAAGGGCTGCTGCACCGATAGGTAGCGCCCAAGTTGGGATTTTTATTGTGCCTTCACTCATATCAACCTCCTAAAAACTGTGGCACCAAGATGCTCACAACGATCAAACCCATGATCCACCACAGTCTGTTGCCATAGCGGTCAATCTTTTCATCCAATCTGTCAAACCTTTCAGAGCCATTTTTGAGCCGCTCTTCTATGCGCTCATACCGCAGAGCACACTCGCGCTCATGCGTATTAATCTCTTGTAAAGCCTTATCGCCTTTATCCAAGCCCCATTCCTCTGCTAGTGCGAGATAGCACATTATTTTTTCTTCTTGGGTGCCTTTTCTAGCGTCTTCTCAAGTCGTTTCGCTTGAGCGGCATGTAAGCGGCTTGCGCCCTTAAGTTCTTTAATCATCTTGCGCTTCTGCGCTTCGGTCATAACACCCATGACTACTCCTTTGCTTTACCAACGTTGAGTGCCAAAGCCTCAATTATCGGATAGACCCACTTGGATAGAAACGCATCATCTTTCGGGGTGGGCGTGGCGGCACAGATTGCAGATGCAATTACTGACAATGTTGTTAAGGTGCTTACAATTTCTATTAAGCTCATTAGTGCTCCTTGAAGTCTTCGGGCAGACCTTGTGTCGTCTCAGGCTCTTCAACAGGCTTAACACCTTCAACGATGCTCTGGGTGTAGGCTTGCAGCAATACGTTACGCTCTGCGATCTGCTGTTGCAGTGCAGCGATTTCACGACGGATCTCTGCGACTCTTGCGATGTGAGCCTGAGTCTCGACCTTTAGATCACCAAAGTTGTATTCTTCGTCGTTAATTACGACTTTGTTTTCTTCGCTCATTACCACGGTACTCCTGTAGCTTGCGTTGCAGCCCGATCAATTTGACTTTGAACGCGAGCAGTACGGTTAGCCTCAATGCGAGCTTTGTACTCATCAGCAGTTTCGTCGCCCTCTTTGTTGGCTTCCCATATCCAGCCTAGAACGTCACTTTCCTTAAGGTCGGCATAAGCAATGTATCCGCTTGCAGACGCATCATAAGTAAAAAGATTCTTGCCGCCTTCGCTTGCGCTTTCACCACCAGAGCCATCGCTCAATGCATTGCAAGCCCAATACGCTTTAATAACACCACCGTCAGCGTCTACATGAGTCATATCAATAACCGACCAAGTTGTATTTATAGCCATTTGTTATTCTCCTATTAAATTGCCGAAATAATGAAAGCTAAAAGGTCAAGATAGTTTACGTTATAGGTTTGTGTACCCGTTTTTTCCATTCCTGTTTCTGTTTGCTCTGTATCGTCTTCAAGAGATATAAGAGCATAATCATGAGCATCTAACCCCTCTGCCTCAAACGCAGCAACAAGTTGTTGAGCAATAATACCTATACGAATTTTTGCATCCGCACCTTTTGAAACAACGTCTTCTTTGAATTTGTACTTGCGAACCAGTCCTTTACACGCAATTGCTACCCGCCGTTCTGTTTCTGATAACTCTTCAATATCTTGCTTCAGCTTTTCATCTGATGTGTTTAAGGCGTTTTGAGCAAAAATTGTTGCCCAGCGATAAGAAGATGAGCCTAAGTCTTGTGTGTTGTTAGATCCATCGCCATTAGCGTTTGATGGAAGAGTAGCATCGCTCCCAATTACTATCCCGCCGCCACTATTTGGCGATCCAAGGGCTACTTGATTTCCGGTGCTTTTTGTACTCAACGCCCCAGCTTCAGTGCTTCCATGAAAAAGCCGTATCAGCTTTCCATTATTGCCCCTAACGACGTAAAGAACGTCATCATTATGAGATGCGCTTCCTAAAACTAAATGACCGCTGCTATTGAAAAACCCTCTTGTTGGGCCATTAACACCAAATGCTAACTGACTAGATGAATGGTCATAATCAATAAACCCAGCGCCATTGTCTTGAGGATCACCGAAACGTATTTGTTGACTTACATTGTTAGGCGTTAAGAATTGCAAAATAGCAACGCCACCTGCTTCAAGTGTTAAAACAGAACTTGCGTGGGCGGTTACTCCTCCAGCATCGCCTGTTCTGACATGTAGCAAGGAATCTGGGGTCGTAATTCCCACCCCTACTTTTCCTCCCTCTGACATATCAATAGCAACTGGGGTAATTAAGCTACTACCGTCTGTGCCTCTAAATTGAATGTCACCATCGGCAATTACATTTTGGATTACCGCTGTGTTGCCATCTTTTTTGAGGTAGAGGTATTGAGTGCCGCCATCTAAAAACCTGACTTCGCCAGCGTCATCAGCATCAAGTTTTATGTTTCCAGAAACATCAAAATCTAAATTTCCATCAACTAAAATGTTGCCGTCTGTACCATCTGAAAACAACGACATATCAGAACCAGCGCCAAAAACAATTCGATTGTTATCGGCCATTTTCTGCCAGCTACCAAATATAGCTGTGCCGCTATCTGACATATCAAGGGTTAGGGCTGTAATCGTTGAGCCGCCATCGTTGCCTTTGAATACAAGGTCTTTATCCGAAACCATTGAACGAATAATGAAATCATTGCTGGTCATCTGGAAAGAACCAATGTTCCCACCATCGTGGTAGATGCGAACTATTTCAGCATCAGAATCAAGAATTAGTTCTCCAGAAACGTCCAAGGTTAGGTTGCCATTAGGCGCAGATATCAAACCATTAGCCCCAGAGTTACCTATTGAGATATCTCCGTCATTTCCAAATACAGCAGCACCACTGTCGTTGATAATTAAATTATTAGTACCGCCAACAGTAATGTTGCCGCCAGAAGTTATTGAGCTGTTAAACGTAGCCGCACCCGCTGCTGACATATCAAGGCTAAGGGCTGTAATGGTTGAACCACCATCGTTGCCTTGAAGAAGCATGTCTTGGTTATTTTGAGCCGAAAACAGAGCAAAATTATTTGAAGAGTTATATAAACTACCAATGTGGGTTCCACCATCTTTAAAGCGTATATCTCCACCATCCGCATCAAGAGTGATGTCTCCTGCAACATCTATAGTCAGATCGCCAGAGGACAGATCAATCTCTGTTCCATCAATCGTGATGTTGTCTACGACTACGCCAGCGTTGGCAGTAACTACACCACCAACAGCCAAAGTGCTTGCCATATCCACAGCACCATCAATGTCCACGACATCTAGGTTAGTGGTGCCATCTACGTCTAAGTCCCCATTTAGATCGGCATTGCCTGTCAAGGTAAACGCGCCACTTACCGTCAGATCATCAGTAATCGTCAGATCGTCTTCTACGGTGAGGTCAACGACGTTGAGGTGAGCAAACGCATCAACCATCGCTGCGCCAGAGCCAGCACCATCTGAATAGATCGCCTTGGTCTGGCCGTTGGGGACTGTGACAGTCGCGCCAGAACCTTGCTTAATAATAATGTTCTGTGACCCAGAAGTGGCATTTTCTATGAGCCACAGCTTCGAGACGGTATTCGGGCCAATAGTGATCGTACAGGCAGAGTCTAAAGTGCCAGTGTACTTGAGGAAAAGACTGCGGCCAGCGTCAGTAGAGCCATCAGCAATAGTAGTAGTGTGCGTGTCGGCTAACGATTATACTCTGTCCGCCGCTTGTGCTATTTTGTATGAGCCACAGCTTGCTTACGGTATTCGGGCCAATAGTGATCGTACAGGCAGAGTCTAAAGTGCCAGTGTACTTGAGGAAAAGACTGCGGCCAGCGTCAGTAGAGCCATCAGCAATAGTAGTAGTGTGCGTGTCGGCATTAGTGGTAATCGCCTCCGTGCCAAATGAAAACGCTTCAGCGATTAACTCAAGGTTAGTATTTGTGGTCGTGCCCCAAGTGCCGGAGCCTTCCCCGGTGGCGAGTTCTGTGAGCCGTAAGTCGTTAGTGTAAACTGCCATGTTCTATCCTCTAAAAAACCTAGGTGTTGACATTTGCGTAACTAGGCGTTTGCGTTGTGCTTATGTCATTGTAGGATGGGGTTTGGTCTGTGTCTATCTGGCCGTAACTTGGTGTTTGGCTCGTATCTATTTGACCCCAAATCAAAATGTTTCCAAGCTCAGCCGTCATAGCAACGCCTGCTGGCTGAACAATCGACGCTGCAACGGTGGTCATTGCGCCCACAGATGATGTCATCTGCTGCCCCGTAATAAAAACATTATTCACGGTTATGATGTTGGGCTGACCCAAGCCAGACGTAATTGAGCGTCCCGTCAGCGTGACATTGGCTTCGGCATCGAATGTGACAGCGCCAAGCCCCGACGTTATTGCCTGACCCGTAAGCTCAACAAACGCCGCTGCAACTGTGGTCATTGCGCCAACGCCAGAGGTTATGGCCTGACCAGAAACTGTGACGTTGGCTTTGGCGTCAATGCTTGGAGCGCCAAGGCCAGAAGTGATCGCCTGACCCGTAGGCGTAACATTTGCCTCAGCGTCAGTTGTAACCGAGCCTAACGCGCTTGTGACGCCTTGACCCGTGACAGAAACATTGGCTTCAGCATCAATCGCGGGAGCGCCAAGTCCAGACGTAATTACCTGAGTTGCTGGCGTAACATTCGCTTGACCCGTTACTGTGAGTGCGGTGCTGAGCGCAGAAGTAATCGCAAGGCCCGTGACGCTAACCGTCGCAGCGGCTGCAACAACTGGTGTGCCGAGAGCGGACGTTACCGCCTGACCCGTAAGTGTTAGGTTGGCTACGCCACTAATAGACAGCGAGCCGATGCCAGACGTGATTGCCTGACCCGTAGGCTCGACGGGTAGGGGAGTGCTCCACGCACCTTCACCCCAACCGCCACGGCCCCAGCCGTTAATGTTAGCCATCTTCTAGCTGAGACTCGGCGTCTTTGAGAAGCTTGACCGCTGTGCTCATAATGTCGCGCACAGCATCCGTCATGAAATCAGTCGCCAGCGACGCTTCCATTGTGCTGATTGCTTCTTGAATGTCTTCTATTGCTGTCATGCGAGGCTCCAAGCAAAAACATATGATAGAGACTATGCCGCGTTAGGGATACCCTGAAACTTGCGCTTCAGTATGCGATCCACCTTGCTGTGGGTCATAGGCGGTATATCGTGCAGGCTATTGACCTGCTTGGCAATCTTGCGAGCACCCAAGCCGCGCTTCTTGAGCTTGTA